CAGTTTTAACTCTGCCAGCAATGCCAATATAACCTCGCGTTTGAACCTAGGTTGAACCATTGGGATTAGTTTTGAAATTCGTAGTGCGGTGGCAAATTTTGGATTAGGGGAGCGCATGAATCCTCCGTGCGTGGTTGATTAACTCATTCACTTTTTGACGACTAATTTTGTACCGCCTGGCAATCTCAATCTCTGTCATGCCTTTGTCTTTAAGGCGCAAATACATCTTCGCCCTTCTCGCTTTTGCTTCAGCTAGCTTGCGATTAAATGCGTTGTCCATACATACCTCTTCGTTGAATATGGATCATTGTTGCACGGGGTAATTATTTTTGCAATAGGGGGTTGATTGTTATTTTGGTTCTGGTAGAGTGTTCAGCGTAGTGGTAGTCAGTAGCGATTAGCGGGGAGTGCAATAGCTCCGTGAGGTGCGCGAAGCGAGGCCGGAGTGAATCGCCGACTTTCCCCAAACGCCAAGCCGGATGAAGCGTTGCCCGCTATTCACTGCTGATTGATAGCAACAACTTATTGGGCCTTTGGCCCGACTTGGCGCAGTAGAAGGCCAAGCGCAGCGTGAGAGCGATACACGCCGACCGATGACAGTGCGAAAGAAGTCATCCGTGTGGACTGCCGACGTAACCGGAAGCCTTGCGAAACTTACAGCCCGATCTAATCAGGCGTCATGGGGCAAGGAATGCGCGGCGCTGGCTATAACAGCGCCACCCAAACACAACGGAGGCCATAATGAACTTGAATCGAGTAGCCGAAATGATCGGCGAGATCAACAAGGAACTAGCGGAACTAAATAACAAGCCAATGGCTGTTGATTATTTCCGCGTCTGCCAGCGCAACGAGTGCGTCAAGTCTGTTCTGGAAGAAGCTGTGCAACATGGAAGTATCGTCTGCTTCAAGGGTGAGGTCACGGTGATTATGCCGTTCCTGGTGCCTGGTTGGACACAATACGGGAGTCCGCTATGAAAACAACAAAATATGAACTTGTACTTGTAGCAGAAAAAAGTATTGAGTATTTCTGCCTGAGGTTGTTTCGGATTCGCACGCTCATCAGCTTTGGGGTCGTAGAGGTTTGGCAGGAAGGCGGGTTTGTTGAAAGCGAAAAGAACGTAGATCAGTCCGGCGATGCGCAGCTTTTGTGGATGACAAAAGTAGGCGGAGAGCTTGGAACGCTGACCGCATTCAGAAACTCAACAGGCGGAATATCGGTAACGCGCGGTTGCTTCACTGGAACTCTTGATGAATTTCGCGCTGAGGTAATAAAAAAGCACGGCGGAACGTTGCACGAAAAAGGCTATCTCGGACTTGCCAACTACATCGAATGGCACTTCGCTGAACTACACCATTTGAGTGGAGATGAAGGAGCTACGCCATGAGCCGCTGGTTCCGCCGTTACAAGCATTACCGGGCATTGGGTTCCTCGGTGTTTGAGTCTGCTCTATGGGCGTGGAGATCGACGCGGTGGCAACGATAACTGAATTCGCCAACATGACATGGACAAGCGCAGAACTGGCGATTGCTTGCACGGTTTACGCGGCGTTCTGGGTAGTGGTGACAGTTTGGTTTTTGAGAATGGAAGAATGATGCCAACACTTGAAGGCGAAACAACATTGCAGCGGTATCGGCGCGAAGAGCGCATCGAAGCGCACGCCAAGTTACACCTCGCGCAGATCCATCTCGAAGCGGAAGCGGCGCGCAAGCAGATAAACGAACAGAAGTGTTTTGCCGCGCGAAGTATTGGGCAAATCAGGCGGCGCAAGAAAGGACTTGCACAAAATGGAAAATAGCTTTACTGTTCTTCCCGCAACTTTGGACTTTGGTCGGTCTGATTTTGCGGTAATTCGAGGAAGAGTTAGCCGAAGCCCGTTAAGTCTGGGCGCTGTGCCGATTCAAGCAAAAACCTCTTCCTCAAGAATTCCGCTTGCTTCGACGACCAAACAGCGTTCAGTCTTCACGGGCTTTTTTGCGTCCATCGTTGCCGGATTAACTGGTCAGGGTAAAGGGCAGCGGTTAAATCTGAAAGCGCACTGTGGGGATAAGAGTTTGCAACAGCGCACGAACCCGTCGAAGATAGCAGGTTCAACTCGTAAGGCTGTCGGGTCAGTGGCTCCGAAGGGAATACTGTGAAGGCCTGGGGATAAGTCTAGGTCTGCCCACCAAAGGGAATTAACACAAGGAGAAAAGAAATGAGTACAGCACTATCAACGCTGACAACGCAACTGGCCGCAAAGTTCGACATGGGAGACGGCAAAGATGTTTCGGAAATCCTGAAGGCTACAGCGTTCAAAAGCTCAACCCAAGTAAGCGATGCGCAGATGACGGCATTACTGGTAGTTGCCAATCAGTACGGCCTAAATCCCTTTACTCGTGAAATATTTGCGTTTCCAGATAAAGGCGGCATCGTCCCGGTGGTTGGAGTGGATGGTTGGTCGCGGATTATGAACGACCACCAACAATTTGACGGTATGGAATTCAAGCAGGACGATGAAAGCTGTACCTGCATCATCTACCGCAAAGACCGCTCCCATTCAATCAGCGCAACCGAATATCTAAGTGAGTGCAAGCGCGGTACGCAGCCTTGGCAGAGCCACCCGAAGCGCATGTTGCGCCACAAGGCAATGATTCAGGCCGCGCGTCTCGCGTTCGGCTTCGGCGGCATCTACGACCAAGACGAAGCGGAGCGCATCATTGACGTGACACAGGACGGCAACACGATCAACGGCAGCGCCAAGGTAGTTGAACAGAAGCCAGAGCGCCCCACCCTTACCATGGAAGTGCTGCTCGACAAGCACACCAAGGACGTGATCGACGAGGATGGAGTGGTCAAGAAGTTCAGCACCAAGTCCAAGGTGCAGAACGGTGACGGCACTGCGCAGAACGTGATCGACTTCTTGGCCGCCAAGTACATCTTGCCGGAAGAGGTGCTGGTTGAAATCAACTCTTGGGAACAGAAAGGCGGTGCAGCATGAGAATCATCAGCGGACTTGTCCAAGGTAGCAAGGAATGGATAGACCTGCGAGCAGGGTACTTTACAGCATCGGAAGCGCCTGCAATGTTGGGCCTCTCGAAATACAAGACAAGGACCGATCTGGTGCGCGAGAAAGCCACCGGCATCGTGCCGGAAGTGGATGACGCCACCCAGCGCCGCTTCAATGCCGGCCACCGCTTTGAGGCACTGGCACGGCCACTAGCGGAAGCGATCATCGGAGAAGAGTTGTCGCCCATCACTGGGGTTGAAGGCAAGTATTCGGCCAGCTTCGACGGCATCACTTTCGATCAGTCTGCGATTTTTGAACACAAGACATTGAATAAAGAAATTAGTGCTGCGCTTTGTGCTGAAGGAGTTACTGAAGATTTAGACATTCAATACTTGGTACAAATGGAGCATCAGTTAATGGTGTCCGGCGCAGAGTATTGCCTTTTCATGGGGTCATCTTTTGATGAAAACGACGAACTTATTGAAGAGTTGCATTGCTGGTATTACCCGAATCAAGAACTGCGCGCCCGTATCGTCGCAGGCTGGGAGCAGTTCGAGAAGGATGTGGCCGCATACGTTCCAACCAAGACAGTAGAAGCGCCAAAGGCCGAAGCCATCCAAGCCCTGCCCTCCGTGTTCGTCCAAGCGACCGGCATGGTGACGGCCTCCAACTTGGCCGAGTTCAAAGAAGCGGCCACCTCGTTCATCGCGGCGATAAAGACCGAGCTGGTCTGCGACCAAGACTTCGCCGACGCTGAAGCCACCGTGAAGTTCTGCAAGGAAGCTGAAACCAATCTGGACGCCACCAAGGCCAGCGTCCTCGCGCAGATGTCCACTGTTGATGAGGTGGTGCGCACCTTGGATCACATCAAAAAGCAGTTGGCTGACAAAAGGTTGATGCTGGACAAGCTGGTGAAGAGCGAGAAAGAACTACGCAAGGCCGCAATCGTTACCAAAGCCAGCGCAGACTTTGCGGCGCACATTGAATTACTGGAAGCTGAAACCAAACCAATCCGACTCGGGATTATTGGCAGGAACTTCGGCGAAG